CTGCACATGGGATATTCTAAAATTGCTAGAAACTTCAAATCAAATGGTAAAAAAATGGATCACGCAACTGTTATTCATGCTGTAAAAAGATATCCAATTTACAGAAGTACTAATAATAAATTAAAAATGATGGAATCTTGTTTTAAAATAAAAAAAATGGATTTGATTAACTATAAAGAAATTGACCAAATAATTTTCTTACAAGAGAAATGTAAAAAAATACAAAAGAAAAATAGAGAGCTTAAAAAAAATATACATGAATTAAGCTATAAGAAAGTCAAGTTTACAACAGATGAGGAAAAGCTACTTATGATGTTTGATGGTTTGTCTAAAGTAAAAGTAGAAGAAGTGATAGAAAAAGTAAACCTATTAAAAAACTCTTGGACTTGGAAAGAAAAGAAAAATATTGACAGATGCGAGATTATAGAATCATCTTCTGGTCTTAGTGATAGAGCATATTAATATGCAGTTTAGACCATACCAACAATCAATTATAGAAGAAGGTACTAAAAGACTATCTAGGCTTCGCATCATACTATTAGCTATGGAGGTAAGAACTGGTAAAACACTTACCTCTCTGGGGATAGCAGACAATATGGATATAAACTCTGTTCTGTTTATAACCAAGAAGAAAGCAATCTCTTCTATAGAAGCAGACTACAAACTATTAAACCCTAGCTACTCTTTAAAGGTTACTAATTATGAAGCAGTACACAAAGTAAATGGTAAAGACTATGATTTAATAATAGTTGATGAATCGCATTCACTTGGTGCATTTCCTAAACCATCACTACGAACTAAACGTATTAAACAAATAATAGGCAAGAAGTATTGCATCCTATTAACTGGAACACCAACACCTGAGAGTTTCTCTCAAATCTTCCATCAGTTTTGGATATCAGAGTTTACTCCATTTGTAGAGAAGTCTTTTTATAAATGGGCAAAAGGTTTTGTGAACGTAACACAAAGAAAGATAAACGGATATAATGTAAACAACTACTCAGATGCTAAAGAGAATCTAATCAATCAGAAAGTATCTAAACATATTATCTCATTCTCGCAAAGTCAAGCTGGGTTTACATCTAAAGTAAACGAGCATATCCTGGAGGTAGAAATGAAACCTACAACGTATGCACTTGTTAAAAAGCTAGAGAAAGACTTAGTGTATGAAGGAACAAACGGAGGTATAATTCTAGCAGATACACCAGTAAAACTAATGCAGAAAGTACTACAACTTTATAGTGGTACAGTAAAACTAGAAGATGGAGCTGCAACAACAATAGATGATAGTAAAGCAGTCTTTATAAAACAAAGGTTTAAATCTAACAAAATAGGAATCTTTTACAAGTTTAAGCAAGAGTTAAAACTATTGCAGAAAGTGTACGGAGATAACCTTACAACAGACTTAGAAGAGTTTAATACAACGAGTAAGAATATAGCTCTTCAAATAGTATCTGGTAGAGAAGGAATCAGTTTATCAAAGGCTGACTATTTGGTGTACTTCAACATTGACTTTAGTGCTACAAGCTATTGGCAAAGTAGAGATAGACTAACAACTAAAGAGAGACAAAAGAACGATGTGTATTGGGTATTCTCTAAAGGAGGATTAGAACAAAAAATATACGAGAAAGTCTTACAAAAGAAATCATTTACAACGAAGCACTATGAGCGAAGATAAAAAACTTTTAGTTTGCACTTTTAGTGGTGGTAGGACATCTGCATTTATGGGTAAATTTTTACTTGAGTACGATAAATATAAATCTTTTGACAAGTTGTTTATCTTTTGTAATACTGGTAAAGAGGATGAAAAAACACTTGAGTTTATTAATAAATGTGACAAAGAATGGAATTTAAACATTGTGTGGATTGAAGCAAAAATAAATAAACAAAAAGGAAAGGGTACAGATTTTAAAGTAGTTGATTTTAAAACTGCTTCAAGAAATGGAGAACCATTTTCAGATATGTTAGATGTGTACCCAATGCCGACTATTATGGGATCAAATTGTACTAGAGAATTAAAACTAACTCCAATGAATAAATACATAAAGTCTTTAGGGTATAAAAATGTAATAACTGCGATGGGTATTAGATATGACGAAAGACATCGAAAAAGTAATACTGCAAAACAAAAAGGATTAGTGTATCCTTTAATAGATGATATTCTAGTTGATGAGCAGATGATTCGTAACTGGTGGGATACACAAACTTTTGATTTAGAGTTAAAAGATTATCAAGGTAATTGTGATTTATGTTTTAAAAAATCAGAACGAAAAAGACTTACAATAATAAAAGAAAACCCTAAAACTGCTCAATGGTGGTTAGATATGGAAGCAAAACATTCAAACGATAAAACTCCACGTTTTGATTTGAGAAACAATTTAAGTATTGAACAACTAATTGATAAAGCAAAAAAACCATTTAGAGTAGCAAAAGACAAACATGAACTAAGAATAAATCAGTTAAGTATTATTGATGATAATATAAATGATTTGTCTTTTGATTGTTTTTGTAAAGCAAACTAAAACTATGAGCGAAGCAACGTATCAAAGTAAGTTGATAAAGAAACTTGAAGCAGAAGGATATTATGTCTTGAAGCTGATAAAAACGAATAAGAACGGAATACCAGACCTAGTGGCTTTAAAGCCAGACGATGTTAAATTCATCGAAGTAAAGGGCAAACTTACGAAAGTTAGTAAGCTCCAAGAATATAGAATAGAAGAACTTAAAAAATTAGGATTTGATGCGACAATTGAAAGAGAACACTAACCTACCAGACTTTGTTACAATGACAAACCATTGCGAAGAGAAAGGCTATGAGATTAAAATAATGCCAGTTAGCGATGGCTACTCTTGTAGAGTTTACAAGCAGCACAAGTTTGTCAAAGCTGGGGAGATAATATACAAATCTTGTATTGATGCTCAAAAAGATGCATACACTAAACTTTATAAATATATCGAACAATGTTAGAAAAAGTATTTAACTCTCATGACAAATGGATTAATACAACCTTAAAGTTTGGTTGTACGAAATATGAAGCAGAAGATATTGTTGGCGAGATGTATGTCATTATCGGTACAATGATAAACAAAGGCTTAGATATTAGTTACAAGTCAGAGGTTAATTACTACTACATCTACAGAACATTAAAAACATCATACCTACAAATGCAATTGAAAAAGAACAAACTCCCTAAAACATCCATTGACTTAGTCCTAGACTTAGAATCTGGAGAGTATATCGATTATGAAAAGCAGAACGATATCGTAGAAGAAGAACTAAAGAATCTCCATTGGTACGATCAAAAGGTTTACAACCTAATACAAGGAGAATATAGTATAACAGAACTATCAAAGAAAACAAACATAACCTACCATTCCTTATACAATACATTCAGAAAAGTAAAGGATAGACTAAAAGAGAAGATAAAAAAATGAAGATAAACCATTTAGATTTATTTAGTGGGATTGGAGGATTTCACTTAGGATTTGAGAAAGCTGGGTTTGAAGTAAACTCATACTTTTCAGAGATTGACAAATACGCAATAGACGTTTATAAAAATAACTTTAAAAATTCAAAATATGTCGGATCAGTTACAGATGTTCGAGCAGAACAATTACCAAGAATCGATGCAATCACTTTCGGAAGCCCTTGCCAAGACTTTAGTCTCGCTGGAAAACGTAAAGGGATGGGAGGTGATAGAAGCTCCCTTATTACCGAAGCAATTCGCCTCATCGATGAGTGTAGACCACGTTTTTTTGTCTGGGAAAATGTTAAAGGAACATTCAGCTCAAACAATGGCGAGGACTTTTGGGCAATTATCCAAGCCTTTACCAACATTGGGGGTTATCGACTTGAATGGCAATTGCTTAATACAAAGTGGTTTCTACCCCAAAACAGAGAGAGAATCTACCTTGTCGGATATCTTGGAGACGGAAGTGGAGGACAAGTATTTCCTATCGGAGAAAATGATTCAACACTTAAAAACAAATTCAGAAAGAAAGATAGGTCAATTTCAAAAACCGAAAATAAGAATATACACGCAAGAACAATAGGTATTGGAACTGCTAAAATGGCTACTGATAGCACATTTATAAAGGTAAAATCAGCAACTGCTAAAGGTTATGAGGAAGCAGTTGAAGGGGATAGTATAAATTATTCAAATCCTAACTCAGAAACAAGGAGAGGTAGAGTAGGTAAAGGAGTTGCACAAACTTTAGATACTACTTGTAATCAAGCAGTAATAGATAACAAAATAAGAAGACTAACTCCTATTGAATGTGAACGATTACAAGGCTTTCCAGATAACTGGACTGAGTACGGAGAGAGTGGTAAAATAAGTGATACACAACGTTACAAGATGTGTGGTAATGCAGTAACAGTTGATGTAGTTGAAGCAGTTGCAAAGAACATAATAAAAGTAATAAAATGAAACTAGGAGACTTAATTGAACGAATCACATACTACACTGGTATTAAATGGCTATGGAAGAAACTATATCCCAATTGTAAGTGTAAAGAAAGACAAGATAATTTAAACGATATAGAGCTATGGTAATAACAAACGAAGATAATATGGAGTTAATGGCTAGGTACGAAGATAACCACTTTGACCTTGCAATAGTAGACCCACCTTATGGAATTTCTTATGCAAGAGGAAAAAATGGTTGGGGTGTAAATGAAAATAGACCAAAATTAGATGATGTAAAATGGGATAAAGAAACACCAAGTCAAGAATACTTTACCGAACTACAAAGAGTTAGTAAAAATCAAATAATTTGTGGTGGTAATTATTTTACAAATAAAATACCCGTTAGTAAATGTTGGATTGTTTGGAATAAAATAAATAATACAGAGAATAAAAGTGTTTTTGCAGATGCCGAATTGTTATGGACATCTTTTAAAAAAGTAGTAAAGATGTACACTTTGAGAACAATGGGATTTATTTCTGATACTAAAGATAATAAAAGAATACATCCAACACAAAAACCAACTGAATTATACGAGTGGCTTTTAATGAACTACGCAAAGGAGGGCGATAAGATACTTGATACTCATTTGGGAAGTGGAAGCATTGCAATAGCTTGTCATAATTTAGCATATGATTTAACTGCTTGTGAGTTAGATACTGAATATTATAATGATGCAATGAAAAGACTTAAACAACATCAACAACAATTAACAATATGGTAAACTTTAAAGAACTAGAAGAACAAGGCTATTTTATTACAATAGATAAAAGGTCTAAACAATACAAAGAGTATAAGAAATGGAAAGCAAAAGAATCAGAAGATACAATCATCTGGAGAGCAGTAACAGAAAGACTAACCTCTACAATGTCAAGAGCTGATTTTAAAATAATGTGTGAGCTTCATGCAAAACACTTTGACCATAAGTATAAAGAAATATGTACTTGCAGTAAAAGGACAATAAGACAATGGATAAGTGAACTAAACAATAAACTATTATGAAGAATAAATCAACAACATTACTAGGATTGATTACATTTTTTTTAGTAGCATCCTTAATAGCATTATCAATTATTTTAACACTTATAGCAGTAAAATGAACACAAGAGAAAAATTTGCAGAACTCGAAGAAGAACAAGATAGTATTGTTGAATCAGTTGTAAGGTCTTATAAGCAACGTTCTAATGTTGGTATAAGGAAATACAACAAGACAATGGATAGAAACGATTTAAGTACCTTAGAATGGCTACAACATCTACAAGAGGAGCTTATGGATGCTACATTGTATTTAGAGAAACTAAAAAAAGAATTATGAAGAATAAAAAGTTTACAATCAACGAGAGAATAACTTTAGTAGAACGAATGGTTTTTAAATTAGCTCACGAAGTACAAGCAATTGTACAAGCTATAAATATGACTACTGAAAAAAAAAGTGATGATTTAAAATAAAAAAGGCTTCTTATTTCATTATATAAATAGAGATTATTAATAATTTTATTTAAT